GCTTATCCGTGAGGAAAAAGAACGTATCTATGTTTCCAAAGAGACTATTGTTAAAATAGAGGAAAAGATTGCAAAAGTTAAAGAAAGAAGAAATGAGGCTATATTAAAAAGTATAGGCTTAATTAGAGATGTAGAAGCCGCTAGAAAGAGATTGACAGAAGCGGAAGAAGGTACTGTAAAAGCACTTGAAGCTGAATTATCATTAAAGAAAAAACGAAGAAAAGAGACTGCTAAAGATTCGGAAGAATGGAAGTTTCTCGGTAAAGCTATAGACGAGGTACAAGCTAAGATTGATGCAATTACAGGAGGACCTAAAAAGAAGGGTGGTAAAAAAAGTAAAATATCTCCATTTAAAACATTAAAAGAGCTTGAATTAGATGTAAAAGACAATCTATCTGCCATAGACCAATTAGCTAAAAAGACAGAATTACAGAACCTAAAAACAGAAGAGTTAAATAAGTTAGCTACTGTAAAGTCTCTTGAAGATAAGAAAAGGATAAAAGAAGAATACGCTTCAAAGAATTTAGAGATAGATTTAAAATTCGAACTAAAGGCTATAGAATTAAAAGAGGATTTAGAGGTTAAGTCTTTAAGGGATAAACAAGCGGATTACGTCAAAGACTTAAAAGCTAAGCTAGTTGCTTACAAGGCAAGTTTAGTTGCTAAAGGAGTTGCTGATACAGAGGCAGGTAAACTAAATATATCAAATGCAGAGAAAGAGGTTAAAGACTTAACAGGTATATCTGAAGTAAATCTATCTACAGCTACAGCAAAGGTTCGGGAGAAGTATAGTGAATTATTCCCTTTTTGGGTACAGTTAGCCGAAGCAAGAAGAAATGCTATTGGTGCAGGTGATAGTGATAAACAGAAAGATGAACTAGATAAAGTAGCTCATTACATAAAAGCTTATAAGACTTTAATGTCGGGTGTTACTGATTTCATTAATGGGGAGTTTGATAGACAATCTACTATAGAGCAAAACAAAACAAATGCTTTAAATGAAGAGCTTAATAATAGGTTAAATAATGAAAACCTATCTAAAGAGGCGAGAGCAGGTATTCAGAACGAAATACGTCAAAATGATGAGAAGTTAAGAATAGCTCAAGATGCTATAGCTCGTAAGAAGTTTAATGCAGCTAAAGCGTTTAATATAGCAATGGCGATTATAGATTCGTATGGAGCAGGTGTAAAGGTGCTTAATGACCCTGCATTAAAAGGTCAGCCTTGGGCAAGAGGTATTATGATGGGAGCAACTATTGCAAGTGGTTTAGCTCAAGTAGCAGCTATATCAAGGCAAAAGTTTCAATCAACATCAGCAGCAACACCTATTAATTCAGGCGGTGGAGGCGGAGGTTCAGGTGGAGTAGGAGATAGAGACTTTAACTTTAACTTAGTAGGTAATACACAAAGTAGTCAATTAGCAGATGCTATACAAGGTCAGTTTAGTCAACCTTTACAAGCATTTGTTGTATCTCACGATATTACAACACAGCAAGAGTTAGACGCTAATATAAGAGGTTCAGCAACATTCTAAAACAAAACAAAAAGTATTTTAAAAGTTATATTATTATGGAAGAATTGGACTGCATAGAACTCTTCATTGACGAAGAGAAAGAATTAGACGGAATCGAAGCTATAAGTTTGGTAGAGTTTCCTGCTATCGAAGAGAATTGGGTGGCATTAAATAAACACGAAGTTAAGTTTAAAACTATTGATGCTGATAAAAGAATAATCATAGGATTAGCTTTAGTGCCTGATAAGAAGATATACAGAAGAAATAAAGATTACGAGTACAATATTGTATTCTCTAAAGATACTGTACGTAAAGCTTCAGAATTGTATTTAAAGAAGCTAAAACTAAACAATACTACATTAGAACACCAATCTTTAACAAGTGGTGTATCTGTTGTAGAATCTTGGATAGTTGAAGATACTGAGAAAGATAAGACAAGTTTATACAACCTTAACGCTCCATTAGGTGCTTGGGCAGTTACTATGAAGATATACAACGATGATGTTTGGAAAGATGTTAAAGAAGGTAAGTATCTTGGTTTCTCTATAGAAGGAATCTTTAGTGATGAGATGGAACAAGACTTATCTGAACAAGAAGCGGAGCAAATTATTAAAGACGTAATTAAAGCATTTGAGGATGAGAGCGAAGTATTGTAAATGTAGTAATACGTACACTATTGATAAGTGTGATATCGAGAAGTGTAAACAACCTGAATATTGGTCGCAAGGAGTCGGAAGCATATATAAAGAAGAAGACGAATAACGAACACGATTATATTAAATAGTTATATTAATAAGTAAATAGAGATTTATGAAAGCAAGTGAAATTGTAAGTGGTATCAAAGACTTACTAACCTTATCTAAGAAAGAAAGCGAGGTGGTTGAGAATATCGAATTAGAAAAACAAGTAGACTTATCTGAGGACATTGAAGTTATTGCAGAGGAAGTTGAAGTTGTTTTAGAAGAGGAAGCTCCTGTAGCAGAATCTAAACCTGCTGATGTAGTTAATCAAGTTGTTGCTAATTTTGCAACACAAGAAGAACTATCTCAAGTTAAAATGGAATTATTGGAAATGATAAAGTCTATCATTGAAGATAAAACATCTGTAGGTGATAAAGAAGTACCACAAGAACTTTCTGCGGAAGTAGAATTAGAACAAGTGGAAGAAATAGTACACTCTCCTGAAAGCGGAGTAGAAGAAAAGAAAGTAGTTAATTTTGCTCAAAACAAGCAATCTTCTACTGTTCAAGAAAGAATTAATCAAATGTTATTTAAATAAATTATAAAGAAAGATGGCTACAACTACAAGTATTACTACTACTTATGCAGGTGAAAGTGCGGGAAAATATATCTCAGCAGCTTTACTAAGTGGAAACACTATTGCAAACGGTGGATTAACAATTAGACCAAACGTAAAGTTTAAAGAGGTTGTTAAAAGATTAGAATTAGATGGAATCGTAAAGAACGCAACTTGCGACTTTGCTGACACTTCTACATTGACTATTACAGAAAGAATCTTACAACCTGAATCGTTCCAAGTGAACTTAGAGTTATGTAAGGCTGATTTCCGTTCAGATTGGGATGCAATCCAAATGGGTTACTCTGCGTTTGATAACTTAGCACCAAGTTTCCAAGATTACTTAATTTCTCACGTTGCTGCTAAAGTAGCACAGAAGACCGAGCAAGTAATTTGGGGTGGTGTAAATGCAACTGCAGGAGAATTTGATGGATTTCAAACTCTATTAGCTGCTGATGCTGCTTTACCTGCCGCTAACGAAGTAACAGGAACTACTGTAACTGCTGCTAACGTTGTAGTTGAATTAGGAAAGATTGTTGATGCAATTCCTTCTGCTATGTATGGAAATGATGATTTACGTATCTACGTATCTCAGAACATCTTTAGAGCATTCAAAAGAAGTTTAGGTGGATTCGCTGCTAATGGTATGGGTGCTGCGGGTGTTAACGCACAAGGTAACAACCAAGATGTTAACGTACAATGGTTTGACGGAGTTAGATTATTTATGGCTAACGGATTAGGAGCTAACGTTGCAGTTGCAACTACTAAAGATAACTTACACTTTGGAACAGGATTAATGGCGGATTCACAAGAAGTGAAAATTTTAGATATGTCAGACCTAGATGGTTCTCAAAATGTAAGAGTTATTATGAGATATACAGCAGGTGTTCAGTATGGTGTTGTTGAAGATATCGTAACTTACGGAATCGTAAACGGAGCTAACTAAAACTAGCTAAATAATAATACTAAAGGGTAGGTGGTTTATCTACTTACCCTTTTTTTATAACTAATAAAATATATATATAAATGAGTTGTGATATAACGAGAGGTAGATTAGAACCTTGCAAGGATAGTGTTGGTGGAATTGACGCAATCTATTTTATCAATTACGGTGATTTAGGTACTATAACCTATAACTCTACCGATGCAGATGCAATAGATTCAGTAGCAGGAACACCTGATGCTTATGAGTTTGACGTAAGAGGAAGTTCTTCTTATTCAGAAAATATTCAGTCAAGTAGGGAAAATGGTACTACTTATTTCGAGCAAGTATTAGAATTAACTTTAAACAAGTTAAGTGCAAAAGACCATAAGACAATTAAACTATTAGCACAAGGAAGACCAAACATTATCATAAAAGATAACAATGGAAATCTTTTGTTAGCAGGATTAGAACACGGTTGTGATGTAACAGGTGGTACTATTGTAACAGGTGGTGCTATGGGAGATAATAGTGGATATACATTAAGTTTTACAGGTATGGAGAAAGTACCTGCTAACTTTATAACGGTTGATTTAGCTACCGCAGGATTTACAGTAACAGTAGGAGTATAAACTACTAATGCATTTTAGAATAATCAGACCTCACTTTAATCGGTGGGGTTTTTTTATTAAATCAAATACAAAAATAAATAAATTAGTTATATTAGTATGATTATATTGCAACCAATATCTACTTCTCAAACTATATCTATTATGCCAAGAGACTCAAGTGTTTCTACGGTTAAGGTTTATATTAGGAGAGACGGAGATTCTAAGGTGTTTACTGAATTAAATGCTCCTGTTGTTGTTAATGGTAATTATACAGAGGTGGCTTTTAGTTGTGACATATTAGAGGAAAACTCTACGTATTTCTTAGAATTGACCAATGGAACTGATTTAATATATAGAGATAAAATATTTGCTACATCTCAACAGGATTTTAAAATAAAACATAAATTATCAGAAGGTAAGTACACGCAATATAGTGTAACAGATGATAATACATACTTAATATAATGGCGAAAAAAGTTAGAGCATATAAGGATAGTATAAGGGTTGTTAATTTAGCATCTTACGATACTCCTGTTATAAAAGAAGAACACAATAAAGATTGGGTTTCTTTTGGACATAATAATGATTACTTTGATAGACTTATTGACAGGTACTTAGATAGCCCTACTAATTCAAGGTGTATTAATGGTATTATTGATATGGTATACGGTAGAGGATTAGAATCTACTAACTCTGAAATCTTTCCAAGTCATTACGTTAAAATGCGTAAATTATTAAGACCTAAAGAAATTAAGAGATTAATAAACGATTATTATTTACTAGGACAAGGTGCTTTACAAATAAGCTACTCTAAGGATAAGAAAACTATCTTAAAGGTGTCTCACTATCCAATGGAAACGTTAAGGGCAGAGAAGGCTTCTAATGGCGTTATAAAAGCATATTACTATCACCCTAAGTGGGCTGATTTAAGAACATCTGATGAGCCTAAAAGAATACCAACATTTGGTAACGGTAGTGATAAACAACTTAATGAAATTTATATATTTAAACCATACAGAAGTGGCTTTTATTATTATGCTACTACAGCTTACCAAGCTTGTTTACAATACGCAAAATTAGAGTCAGAAGTATCTAATTATCATATATCTAATATTGAGAACGGTTTAGCTCCTTCGTTATTTATTAACTTTAATAATGGTATTCCTGATGAGACTATCCAAACAGCGATAGAGAATAAGATTAACCATAAATTTAGCGGAAGCTCATCAAGTGGTAAAGCAATTATTGCATTTAACGAGAGTGCAGAAACTAAAGCAGATATAGAGCCTATTCATTTACCTGATGCTCATGCTCAATACCAATTCTTATCAGATGAGGCTACAGCGAAGATTATGCTAGGTCACGGTATTGTTTCCCCTATTTTATTAGGTATTAAAGATAATACAGGATTTGGTAATAATGCAGAGGAATTAAGAACAGCATCTGTTTTAATGGATAATGTTATTATTAGACCATTGCAAGATGGAGTTTTATACGGTTTAGAAGAGATATTAGAATTTAACAGTATTCACCAAAACTTATACTTTAAAACTTTACAGCCTATTGAATTTACTGAATTAGATAATGTATCTACTAAAGTTAAAAGAGAGGAAGAAACAGGAGAAAAGTTATCTGCAATTGAGTTAGATGACTTTGAAGATGAAGAAGGAGATGACATCGTTAATCAATTAGAAGGCTTAGGAGAAGTTTTAAGCGATGATTGGGAAGTTATTCATAGTGAGATATACCAAGAAGGAAAAGAAGAGCTTAAAATGGCTGATTTAGCTTCTGATAAAAAAGAGAATTGGTTTAAGCAATTATTAGCTTATGCAAATCCTAAGAAGAAATCGTCTGAAGATAGTGATATCTATAAGATTAGATATGCTTATATGCCTGAACGTAAATCTGCTGATAGTAGAAACTTCTGCAAGAGTATGGAGAATCTAACATCTAAGAAATTAGTGTTTAGAAAAGAGGATATTAATATGATGTCTTTTAGAGGTGTTAATAAGGTGTTAGGGCATAAAAAAAGACGTTACTCATTATTAAAATTTAAGGGCGGAAAAAACTGCCACCATTATTGGGAATTGAGAGTTTATAGAAAGAATGGTACAACTATTAATCCTAATGAAGCGTATGAGAAAGGGTTAAAGCAGCCTAACAATCCAAAGGAATTGGAGGAGAGAATGATTGACAGGGCAGATAAAGGTGCTTACTAA